ACTCAGACAAACCTTATTCAACTTTATCCAACATTGAACTCGGAATGAAACTTAGCATTTCCCCAAACATAACAAGAGATAAAGTAAGAAAATTAGTTCTTAAAGGTGCACTACAACGAGTAGAAGATTTTTGGACACCAGAAGGAAAATATTACAATAGGGTTTTGTATAAAGGAAAGTAAACCAATTTATCTTGAATAAGTGGATAGAACAAAACCTACAAGAATTAAAACTAATCTGTAATAAGATTACAAGGTCAGATGATATTGATGACCTACTTCAATTATGTATAGAACAACTTCTCAGAAATCAGAGAGCGTATTCACTCCCTGACCAAGAGAGGTTGTATTTTTTTGCTCGTATTGTTAGAAACAATCATTCTTCAAAGAGTTCACCATATTATCATCAATACAAGAAACATCAATACATTGAATTTAGAGATATGGATATTCCTGATGTTGAGTATAGAGAATCTCCAATTAATATTGAATGGGTGAACAACAAGATATCACAAGACAAGAGAACAGATAAATGGTATTTCGCTCGTCTATTTCAAATCTATCTTGAAGAAGATTGTTCAATTAAGAATACTGCTAAGAGAACAACCATTCCCCCAAATACAGTATCAAAAGACATAAACACATATCGTAGAGACCTAAGGTCATCACGACAAAATTTTTTAGATGGAAATTAATATAGATTTAAGATTGGGTGATTGCTTGGAAGTTCTCAAAACAATACCAGACAATTCAGTAGATTCAGTAGTAACAGACCCACCATATGGATTGGGGTTTATGAACAAGGAATGGGATAGCCCAGAAAAGTTAAGACAACTCACTCAAAGAGAACAAAAGAGAAGTGCTGAAAGGAAAGCAGATGGGAAATCCCCAACTGATGCTCCATTCTCAAAGTCAGTCCCACCAGGTTTAGCAATCAAAGGAGCCAAGGAAGGAAAATGGTTTCAAGATTGGTGCGAGTTATGGGCGGCAGAATGTTTAAGAATATTGAAGCCAGGAGGACATATCTTATCGTTCTCAGCACCAAGAACCTATCATAGAATGGCTACGGCATTTGAGGACGCAGGATTTGAGATTAGAGACCAACTGATGTGGGTATTTGGTTCAGGGTTTCCGAAGTCACATAATATCGGTAAGGCAATCAAAGAAGAAAATGATTGGAATGGTTGGGGAACAGCACTGAAACCAGCACACGAACCAATCGTTATGGGAAGGAAACCATTAAGCGAGAAATCCATAGCAGACAATGTATTAAAACACGGAACAGGTGGGATAAATATTGATGGTTCAAGGGTAGAAATGAAAGACAAAGGTAATATTAATTTTGATAGACCAAGAGTTAGAAAAGACCAGAAAGAATATTTCGGTAATCATTTACCCGATGGTTATTTTAAGAACGAAGATTTCAAGGAGTATAATGAAGCAGGTAGATTTCCTGCTAACATAATCTTTGATGAAGAAGCAGGACAACTATTGGACGAACAGAGTGGTAAGTCAAAGACCAAAGCAAACAAGAATTACAAACACTCAAACACAGAAACAGAATCAAATACCTTTACAGGTAGAGGAACTTATACACCAAGAGAAGATGAAGGTGGAGCCAGTCGTTTCTTCTATTGTCCCAAAGCAGCAAAGAAAGATAGAAACGAGGGTGATGTATCCAACGGACATCCGACGGTCAAACCAACAGACCTAATGAGATACCTGATAAATCTTATTACTCCCCCAAATGGTGTAGTTTTAGACCCGTTTATGGGAAGTGGAAGCACAGGGAAGGCAGCGGTTAGATGTGGTCTTAATTTCATCGGAATTGAGAAAGAACAAGAATATATGAATATCGCAGAACAACGCATAAATAATGAAAAAATAAAAGGAGGTAATCTTGGGATGTAATTGTAAACAAAAACAACATTCAAGACCAGTAATAATTCAAGAAGGAAATGTGAATGTAATATCTCAACCTTCAAAACCGAACTATACAAGGAATGAAATTAATAGAGCCATAAATTATGTGAGAGGTGTTACCAACTCACCTGAGGAAAGAAAATGGACAGTCAATTTCCATAATTCACATTTCTCAGAACAACTTATTCCAAGTTGTGCTTCTTGTTGGGAAAGAGTCAAAACAAGAATGGAACACCTAAATCAAAAACTAACTGAATATGAGCAATACGAATCCAGTAGGGAGACCCAAGATTAAACTATCTGACCTACCACACAATTGGCAATTAATGTGTGTGGAGATGGGAAAAGAAGGAATGTTTGATGTTGATTTAAGAGTTGCACTCGGAATAAACAAGGAGACATTTTGGAGATTATTAGAAGAAGAACCAGAATTTACGGCAGCCGTTTCTGAGTTCAGAGAATTGTCCCACACTTGGTGGACATCAATACCAAGAAAGGGATTTAAGAATGGGGAGTCAAAGAATCTAAATTCTAATCTTTATTCTTTGATAATGAGAAATAGATTTAAGGATGAATGGAATGTTGAGAAGAAGGTCGACATCACAACAGGTGGAGACAAATTAGATTCCAACAATAAAATTCAAATTGAAATCCTTAAAACAAAAATAGAAGATGGAGAAAATAACTAAGACAGTTTCCAACAACGACATATATTACAAAGATGTTCTGTGGTGGTTCAAGTCAAACAATGAAGATAGTTTTTCAATATTCAATCTTGAAAGTTTGTATGACCAAAACTATTTCTCATCTGAACATCTATCCCCAAGTGTATGTATCCAAATGGTTGAACTATCAAAAGACATTTATAAAAAAGTAACAGGAAAAGAATTAACCAATATTTTGGAGTGTGGTTCTGGTGGGGGATGGATTACAAAAAGGTTTGTTGAAGCGGGTATCGATATAAAAGGAATAGAGGGGTCAAATTTCGGTTATAATAAATGTTTGGATAATCAACTTATCTGTGTTGAGAAACACGATTTAAGGACACCTATGGACCTTAAAAAAAGATTTGAGATGGTTATGTCCACAGAGGTTGCGGAACACATTGAAGCACCATTCGTTGGAACTTATGTAAAGAACTTATGTGACCATTCAGATTTGATTTGGTTCTCTTATAATTCAAGTGATTCACATTCAAATCATCCCAACTGTATGCCAGAAAAATATTGGGTTAATGTATTTGGATTTTTTGGTTACAAGTATTTCAGAGCACCACAACACTATAAACAAAAACTAAATCACAGATTGGATGGGTTATTCTATAATCCACTGGTCCACAACTTAGACAATCTATCAATATGAGTGGAAGACAAACAAAATTTCCAATTAAAGAATATCCAAACATCCAAATAAATTCAGGGACAATGGATAAAGAAACAATGAAAGCCTGTTGGTTGGAATTCAAAGGGACGATTGAGACAGCGGATGAGGATAAGAATAGAGCGATGAACACAACCATCAAAAACATTTCAAGAGCAATATCCAACTCTCTCAACAAAGACCTATTCTATGATAAGTTTATCTGCACAAAAGATATATCAGAATCATTTGTCTACACTGGTAAATCATATACAAAGATTGAATATACCTTGTTCCTAAAACAACCCCTACTCAAAGAACAGGTTATATCAGAGATGAATATTCTATCAGATAAAGTATGGGAACAATCCATTCAAGATACATCATCAGTTAAGTTTCATAAAAACATTATATCAAAAAAAAGGTATGCCAAAAAGTCATAAGAGAGGTGGGGAGAAAGCCCACAGAAAAAGATTGCAAAAGAGAAATCAATTCATTGACCAACAAAAAAAACATTACACCAAACTATTTAACGATAGGTTAAAAGAAGCGTTAGAAAAAAAACAGAATGAAAATACAAACAACGAGGGTATTCGAGGACCTATTGAATTCCAACAAAAGGATTAATGTATTTCAAGGTTCATCTCGTGCATCCAAGACCTATAACATTCTAATATTTCTAATCTACAAACTATTACAAGAAGAAGGTAAGACATTATCAATTGTAAGAAAAACTCTACCAGCACTTAAAGGTTCGGTTCTTAGAGACCTTAAAGAAATCTTAATCAACTTCGGTGTGTATGATTCTGAGAAGTGGCACTCTGTTGATGGTTATTTTGAGTTGGGGTCAAACACTATCGAATGGTTTTCGTTAGATACAGAAGAAAAAATCAGAGGTAGAAAAAGGGATTATCTATTTCTCAATGAAGCAACCGAAATAAGTTATGATGAGTATATCCAACTTGTATTAAGAACCTCAGGTCTTGTTGTATTAGACCTTAACCCATCACTATGGAAGTCGTGGATATATGACTTGGAAGGTCAATCAGATGTGAAGTATAATCTTGTGACCTACAAGGACAATCCATTCTTACCAAAAGTTCAAGTGGATGAAATTGAGAAACTAAAAGACAGAGACCCCAACCTATGGAGAATATTCGGTCTTGGTCAAAAAGGTATTCCAACGAAGATGGTATTTAATCACCAACAACTCTATGTTGATTTACCACAGGGTTCAAAGTTCTTAGGGTATGGAATTGATTGGGGTTATTCAGACCCATCAACACTTGTTGGTGTATGGAAACTTGATGACTCAATTTACTGCGAGGAGTTTCTGTATCTAAAAAATGTGACCATTCCTGATTTCATTTATAAAATAAAAGATTTGGGGATTAACCTCAAAGATGATTTCATTGCAGATAGTGCTAACCCCCAAGCAATTGAAGAATTAAGAAGACAGGGGATAAATTGTAAGCCAGTAAAAAAGAATTCAATCCTACACGGTATAGACCTAATCAAGAGGTCAAATTTTTATGTGAAGTTTGATTCATTTAATCTACAAAATGAATTACAATCATACATATGGAAGACCGATAAGAATGGTAATAACCTTGATGAACCAGTGGATGATTCAAACCACTTGATAGATGGTATCCGATATGTGATGGAGATGAAGGTGGCGAGAAACCAGTGGATTGGTATAATGTAAAAAATATATTTATGTATATGAGTGGACTTGTTCTAAAATATGATGGAAGAAAAATAACCATCCAAGAACCAACAA